ATGGCAAGCACACTACTAACAGACAGCAAGATTCGGGGGTTAAAGCCTAAACCTTCGGCATATTATACCTGGCAAGCGGCGGCGACACGAGGCACCGGAAGACTTGGAGTGAAGACCTATCCGTCTGGCCGTAAGACGTTCGTCTATCGCTACTATATCACTGGTAAGGAGAAGTTTATAAGTCTTGGCGACTACCCAGCGCTATCCCTTGCAGAGGCAATTCAGAAAGCTCAACAGGCCGCTATAAACGTAGCAGAGCCACAGAAAGCAGTTACTGATCATGCGACCGTGAAGATGTTATTTGATGACTATATTGCAGACCAAAAAGCAAGGGGCAAGAGATCTTATGACAAAACGCAAAACCGGCTAAACCAGGTGCTCGAAAGTAAGCATATCGATCCAGCCATGGAGGCAAAATCGATTACGCCTGATCACATAAAGCATGTGCTCGCCGAATTTATCACTCGTGGAGCGAGAGCGGGAGCCAATAAGGTGCGCGCTAACCTTCATGCAGTCTTTAATTTCGGGCTTTTTGCTGACAATGACCCAGCTAACCTGGGAAAGAAAACAGTATATGCACTTTCTAGTAACCCAGTATCCGTAGTTCCCTCTCAACGAGGTGCTGACAAGGCACTGGACAGATTTCTTCAATGGAATGAATTAGCTGAGTTACTCGCAATTTTTAGACGAGACCCGGTCTCTGTTCCACTCAGCTATGACTTTTCACGGCTTCTTTTGCTCTGCATTCACACTGCGGGACAGCGCCCATGGGAGCTTATGACAAACCTAAAATCTAACTGGGACCGGAAAGGTAAAACATTAACTGTGCCACCCGCCATTTCAAAGAACGGCGACTATCACGTAATTCCATTAAGTGATTCAGCTACAGCGATTCTGGAAGAGATGAGTCAACGCTACCCTGATAGTGATTTTCTGTTCCCGGCAGAAACGGCAGAAGGGCATCTTCTTTCTGCTGAATACGGCAAACAGTTAAGGAAGTTTTGCGAGCGGGAGCCGTTCAATAAATTTACACCGAGGGACATAAGACGCACTTTTAAAACTTTGGCGGGGGACATGGGGGTAAGTACGGAAATGCGTGACAGGTTGCAGAATCATAAGCGGCCTGGTGTTTCAGCTAAGCATTACGACCGCTATGATTACATCAAAGAAAAAAGAGAAATTATTCAACAATGGGAAGAAAGGTTAAATTCCCTTTAACCTCAGATAATAGGGGAGTCATCCTCCCCTGCTCGATTAACAAAATAAGTTACCCGTCCAAGCACAACGATATCTTCCAGTGCTTCTCCTTCAATCGCCTCCCCGTCTTCCGTAATGAAGGCCGTCCCCATCAGTTTCGCAAACTGCGTAGCGCCATATAAAGAGATCACTACAATGCATCCCTGCTCAATGGTGGCAAGGCTGGCATCAATGACCGCATAACCGGTTGAGGTTGGCAGAACTCCACACGTTGGTTTCATGCCGCAAATCGCATCAAGTGTCAGCCTGGTTTCGGCATAATCAGTTGCAGGTGATACAAAGCCCATTACCGAACCCTCCCCATATTGCGTAGCAGCCAGAGACGGTTTTCACTGAAATCTGGCGTTTTATCGACAAAGCTGGGCTGGTTCAGTTCGATCCACCTATTAGCGTCCTGCTCTGTGAAATGGTGGTTGTAGGCCCGTAATTTACTGATAAAATCCGCAGTCCTCAGGCACATATAACCCTTTGGGTTGAGTTGTACGGCTTCTCGGAACGCGACAAAAACATCGTTTCTGCGGGGCATAGTCACCTCCTTAAAATACTGTATATGAATACAGTAGTTTTTATTGAGCAACAGATCAACTCAGCTTGTGACTATCAATTTTTTGCACAGAGTAAGGGTTTGATTATTCTGCCACCGGCTCGTTAGTTTTACCGGATTCCAGTGCTGTAACGCGGGCAGTCAATGCGTCAATCTGCGCCATCAGGGCCAGAATCGCTTCGTGGTGCAGAGCTGCTGCAACACCCGCTGTGTCAGGGCTGAGCACATTTTTAATTACAGTGCCATCTTCCAGCTTTCTGTCACCAGTCACGAACACATTATCCGGGAATACAGACTGGACCTCCTGAGCAATAAATCCGATACCCGGTGCGATACCGTCCAGGCGTTTCCATGAAACACCGCGAATGGCCTGCATTTTCTCCAGGGGGTTCTCTATCCTTGCCACGTCATATTTCACGCGGATATCAGAGTTTGAAATCCACGACCCCGGCGCTGTTGCCGAACCATTCTGATCGAATAAATAGCGCGTGTAATTCCCTGTGGAGCTGGTCTGAATGGCAATTACGGCGCTCGAACCGCTACCCTGCAAAACTCTGGCATGAAATAAAACATGTACCTGTGAATAGACGCCACTTGACCAACCCGCATCCAGTATACCTGATGAGGTTTCTACCCCATTTGCAGGCAATGATGCAGGTGAATCCAGACGGGCGTATACAGAACCGTTGAGAACACCACCGGTTTTCCCGTTAATTGTATTCAGCCGCGCATCGTTGCCCTGGCAAAACGACCCGGTGACGGTGCCAAACGGGCTTGCTAATCCCGTTCCGCCCTGCCCCTGGCTGAGCGGTGTTGTTAGCCCTGACAGACTGGTGATATCTGAGTTCGCCCCTTTTTTTGCCAGTGACTTCTGGCCGGGAACCGTGACGGCTACGCCGTTAGTCGTGATAGTGACGTCACCCGCCGCTTGCATCACGTCGGCGAAGCCGCTCATATTCCGCTGATACAGCGTCAGCGTCTCAGCGATATTCTGCGCCAGTCCGTCAACGCTCAGCGAATCGCTCAGCAGGATGGCGTAAGCGGTACCGGCTGCAATTGCCGGGTTTGCCGCTGGCGTCACGGTGAGCTGTGTTGAGCTGTTGATAGCCGTTATCTGGAATACCTGTACCGGGTTTGCCAGGGTGACCAGGGTGCACCCAACGCGAATAAGTGAGCCTGCTGCTGTAAAATTCGTGCCGGTTCCGATCACCGTATTTCCGGCGACAGAAACACTACCAGTTGTGTAAATCATATTTTCTCCGGGTATAAAAAAACCTCGCCGGGGCGAGGTCTGGTGATTAGTTGGTTTGCGCGAACGAACCTGAGCCACGATAAATCTGCAATGTCGGCGCGAGGATGGCAACAGTACCGACTGGCGAGGTCTGCCGGACAGTGGCTTTCAGTGTGCATGAGACGGTTGGCGACGAAACGCGCGTAGAGTGCATGAGGGTGACGTAACTATCAACATCAGCGATAGTCGCGCTCCGCATGCTGTTACCTATCCAAAGCTCGACGTCCGCAAGCTGATTTGTCGGACCGCCTGGGGTTTCAACGCGGAACATTGCTATGACCAGGACGTGTTTGTCTACGGATGCGGATCCGCTGTCGGTATATGAAAACGATCGCGCGACAGTCCTGGAAAACTCTGTATCAGCAAATACCTGAGCGTTTGCCACGTCACCGATAAATGATTCAGCCTGAACGGTGCCTTTAAACGTCCCGCTGGTCGCAATGATTTTTCCGGTGAATTCCCCGTTCCCACGAACAGTTACGTTGTTGAGTTCAGCATTGCCACTTTTTGGCAAATTCCACCCGACACCATTCGGACCAGAAACGAAATTATTCGACTTCAATGAATCAGTGATTTTCGCGAACTGAATGCTGGCATCACGGAAAAACGCATCGTTAATGAAAGCCTGGCCGTTCTGAATAACAAACGGTAGCGTGACGGCGGCTCCTGCCTGAGACATAACAGCGAAGCGGTCAGCAAGGAAAATAACCTGTGACTGCATGCCACCAGGCGTGTTTTGTACACCCAGCCCCATCCCTGCCGCGTACTGCACGCCGTTGACATCCACACCGACTTTAATCGAGTACATCGCGTTCAGGTTGCCATTGATATCCGCTACCGCCTGGGCGTTAGTGGTAATTGCCGCAGTCTGTCCGTTTACCGTGACGCTCAGTGAGTTGATTTTCGTTGCAGAGGTCTGCGTAAAATCAGACATCGTTTTCGCAAAATCAGTGATATTGGCATTGCCGCCAGCCGTGGCATCCAGAGTTTTCAGCGACTCCGCAACGGCTTTGCTCGCGTCCACCATCACGTTATCAACGCGCTGGATACCGGCACTGTTTGCACCGTACTGAACACTGAGCGTCATCCGTGTGTTGACCTGCGCCAGCGTCTCCTGAATCAGCGCCACCGCCGTGTTTTGCACCCCACCAGCCGCGTTAGCCGTTTTCCCTGACAGTTCGTCGAACCGGGACGCGGTAGCGCTGTCGAGCGTGGACACAGCCTGTGTGAGCTGGGTTACGTCAGCGGTATTGTCCTCCATCTGCGCCGTCAGCGTGTCAACCGCCGTCGTGCGGGCCTGCGTCTCGTCAGAGAGCGCCTGCGTGAGTTGCGTTACCTGTGCCGCGTTCTGGTCGGTTTTCGCCTCCAGGCGCGTCACGTCCGTAACGCGGGCCTGTGTTTCAGTGGCAATCACCTCCCGCAACTGAGTGAATGATGCACTGTTTGCGCCGTTCTGCGCCGTCTGCCTTACGACAACATCAGCGATGGCCAGGGCATTACCAATGATGGCCTCTGCCGTCTGCCGGTTCGCGCCCACTGCAGCCGCCAGTTGATCGGCGTTTTGACGGACCGCCTCTGCCAGTTCAGCAACCTTTTCACTGCTCTCCACGGCATTTTCAATCAGATCCTTGAACAGTTCGGTATCCTTGATCTGCTCAAGCACGGCATCAGTGATGTCAGACACATCAACACTGGCCTGCCCCCTCACCCAGTCGGTGTAACCCGACTCGTTCCCGGTCCTGTCCACCAGTTGTGCGCGGTACCAGAAAATCTGCCCCGCTTTGAGGCCCATCTGCTGATATTTGCGCAGCGGATACGGCACATCCGCCAGCAAAACCGCATCATCAGTCGTCCCTGTGGCGCTGTACTGAATTTCCGTTTTCAGCGTGTCGTCAGTGTTCGCAGGGAAGCCCCAGTTCAGTTCAATACCGAAAACCACATTATCTGACGCCATGAAACCGACAGGTTTCGGCGGGTTTCCTGTTTTCCCGGTCAGTGTTGTCTCTGTTGAATATCCCCAGCCGGAGGAAATTTCAGCCGCGTTAATAGCCCGCACCCGCGCAAGATAACGTCCGGTGTAAATGGCCGGCACCTCAAACGACGCGGTAGAGCTGCGGGGTACGTTAACCCAGTCGCCATCGTTACGCCGCCACTGTGCCTCATACGAAATAGCGTTTGGTGCCTGGTCCCAACTGACGCGCATTGTCTCCAGGCTGATCCCCTGATTCACAACGGCGTAGCTGGAAATGACGATATTCGAAGGTGCAGACTGATTACCCGGCGGGATCACGCTTACCGGACGCTGATCGATAATCGCGCCTGTATCGATGCGGGCATATTTATCCGGGTCGTGTGCGGCGGCAGTAATCGTGAATGTACCGTTGTTATTATCCGTGACCGTCGTCACGCGATACTGTTGCGCGTATAGCTCGGACGATTCAACCACCCAAACGCATTCAGCCTCTGGTGTTTCGCTGTAGGGCGTTGTGACAGTCACGACGTTGTTTGATATCGCCTGAATGGTTCTGGCCTGAGATATGCCGCTCGGCAAGTTAACCTGCAGGCGGTCACCAGCCATGGCTGATGGAATGCGGTCCAGGGTGAGCGCGCGACCATTTACAGAACTGATTCGACCACCAGCTACCCGGCCAGACAGGTTTTCATCAGCGACCGCTATAACGTAGCCAGGTAAAGGGATATCGCCATCCATGCCCACCGAAAACGCAACTATACGGTCTTTGTTATTTGTCAGAATCCCCCAGCGCCCTTTGCGGTTAGCCTCCGACTGACGGGTACAGCCGATGGCAGTTACCTCAAGCTGGTTAAATATCCGATATCGTGACACCAGGTCTTTTTCAAATACTGGTTCCATTGCATCGGCATAACCGTTATCAGGGTCAGAATAGGAAACCAGTGCCGAGGTATACCGGGTTTTAGTCGTGCTGCTGGAATACGCAAACTCACCATCTACCACGTTGGCATTGGTAAAGTTGTAATCCACGTCGCGCGGCATATCGGCCATGGCAACAATCTGATCACCACCCCAGTACGTCATGCCCCGGAAAATTGCTGCGAAGTCCCTTATGACGGTGTACGCGTCGTTGCGGGTCTGAACGTAAACGTTGCAGGTATAGCGTGGCTCGGTACCGTTACCACCTTTACCGTCTGGTACCAACTGATCGCAATACTGCGCAACCTGATACAATGTCCACTTGTCGATATTAGCCGTCGTCAGTCTGTCACCAAGACCAAAACGATCCGTCACGACAAGATCGTAAAATATCCACGCCGGGTTATCAGTCCATGCCCACTTAAACGCCCCTGACCAAGTTCCGCTATATGAACGTGTTACAGGATCGTAGGTATCAGGAACGCGGATTACGCGACCTTTTGGTTCACAGGTAATCTGTGGGATGCTGCCGTTGAACTGGCTGGAATCAAATTCGATGTAAAGCAGTGCGGTGTTTGGATAACGCAGCTTGGCGTCAATAACTTCCGTGTAGCTCTGCAAGTTCATTGTATCGCCTACTTTGGCGCTGTTGGATTCACTCGTCAGTTTGCGGATACGCAATGTCCAGATGCTGCCTGACTGCGGTAAATCAATACGGTGGCTACGCTCATAGCCGGTGGTAGTTTTCCCGGTTACTGCAGTTTCCAACTGAGTCGCCCATGATCCGCCGTCAGTTTGAAGGTCAATCGCGTAATTAATGGAATACCCAACCAAATCACCGTCATTTTCCTGTTTGAAGAGTGCAGGCCATTTCAATCGAACACGCACGGCAGAAAGTTGTGCGTTAGTGAAGGTGTGCACCCAAGCTGTTGTTGATTTTACTTCTATACCAACAGAGATTTCATTTTCGGTACCAGGTATACCCTGAATATAGCGTTGCGCCTGTGTACCTGATCGAAACTCCCATGTCACACCACTAAAATTTGTCGAACCGTCGGCATTCAGCAGAGGCGTACCATCCAGAAAAATATCTTGCCCGGTCAGACCGCCGTAAAATTCCCCCTCACCCAGCGCCAGCAATAACTTCGCTTTCGCTACTGACTGCAGGTCGTCTGGTTGTTCTGTAGGCGTCCGGGAGCTGGAGCCTCCACCTTTGCGACCCTGAATTTTCTTATTTGCCATATTGAGCCCATAAAAAAACCGCCTAAAGGCGGTCACGTTTAAAGGATGATGTAAGGAGGGGTTATTGCTGATCTTCTACATAAATCCCGGCAGAAATAATTGCCCCGCCAATACGGCGACGGCCATAAAGCAGAGGAACAGGGTATCCCTGCGCTGCTGTATTAGTGGGGCTGCCAAAGGCGTAAGATGCCTGGTTTTGAGAATCCTGTTTGCTTGATAGCCCTGGTGTTTGCGGTGAAAGCATCTGGATAACGCCACCAGCCATTAATCCAATACCGGCACTCGTCAGCGCGCCACCGACTGGAGCCGCCCAACCATAAGAAAGGCCAGTGACTACCACACCAACAACTACCAGGACAGCACCGAGAATTGTTTGAAGCAAGCCACCAGTTTTACTGCCAATAATTACTGGAGCAATACGTATGTCTTCTTCACTTTTATCCATCCCAAGCTCGTCGTGAACAAGGTTTCTTTTGCCACTGAAAACTGCATAGGTAAGCCCTCGTTTACGGCTAGAATTAAGGAAGCGCTCAAATCCTGGAATAACGATACACAAAGCACGAATTGCTTCACGCGGAGTCTCTACTGCCATTTTATGAACTCGCCCGAAAGTAGCCCCAAGCACACCATAGAGGCGTATGGTTCTGATTCTTTGATTCATATTTTTCACCATAAACAACCACTCTGGAGAGTGGTTGTTTTTTTATTCGTTAGGCAATGGTTTGATATCAACATTCCCACCGGGGTCAGCAAATAGCCTTACTGCCTTTTCTCCATTCGGAATCAGGTTGAAATCACGCATCGCAGGCACGGCGTCTGAAACACACATCTTACCTTCGCCTTTAATTCCTATGCTAACTTCGCCAGGCTTAAGAAAGAAAATTGCTTTTTCTGCTGGGTCTAGCGTGGCTGCTCGCTGTCCATTAATAAGGACACCAGTGAAACAACCGCTTCCTAAATATCCACTATCTCGAACAACAATCAGCTTTGAGTTGTTTTCAGTGGTTTTATTCTGATAGAGATAAACCCTGTTGGAAGGGGCTTGCTTCGCCTTGCTGGGTAATACTGCCTCGGTGGCACAACCGGCCAATGATAATAAAGCAACAAGCAGAAGTGGCTTTTTCATTATTCCTCCATTGATTCATCCTCCGAAGAATAATAACACTCCCTACCTTCGCAAGTTTAAATCTTTGTGTCTGACTACCTTCATGGTGCGTTCCAACCAGTAGCCACCATAAGGAACACGATTGCTAGGCCGCCCGTAAAGATGATGGAGCATCAGATTTCCCTCGATCAGCACACCTGCGTGGTTCCATTTATTGGACTGGACTTGCATCAGAATGACGTCACCGGGTTGCAATTCACCTGTAACCTCAACAAACCCCGCATCCTGCCAATTGTCCTGATAGAGATTGTCTGGATAATGATCCTCCCACCATGGGTAATCGACACGAAAATCAGGTAACTCTATGCCATGCTGCTGGCGATAATAAGACATCACCAACCCCCAGCAGTCACTATGCCCCAGCACGAACTGGCGCCCAATCAAAGGAAGCTCACCGCGTGGCTGAATGGTTCGTAAGTCACCTTCCGGCCAACTGACGATGTGCCACGGTATCGCCATCAGGTCGCATTGCGCCTTATCGAGTTCACTGGGCTGTGTTGTCGCATCAGGGTGACTATGCACAATAGCCGTTACCGTTCCCCAGTCTTCGGCAGCAGCGTAGTCTTCCGGACAAAGGACAAAATTGTCCTCCGGCTCCGGGGCCAGATTTCGGCAGGGGAAATAACGCTCCACACGGCTTTTTTGGACCACTACTCCGCAACACTCGCGTGGATATTCAGTCGCAGCGTGAGCCAGGATCACATCAATGGTTTTCTGGCGCATGTTAACTCCTGATCAGCGAGGTGCCCGGGAACCCGCCAAAGGGTAACTCTTCGTTTTCACCAAACCGGGGCTTACAGCCGCTATCTAAAGTGCCGCTGCATTCATCCAGGGATGGGTCATCAACAGGATTGCCAAATTTATCAAAATAGCGGGTACCTGCGTAATCGCAGCCATCGCCTGATCGGTATTTTCCACGGATGCACCAGGTACAGAGGGAATGAAGCTGCCGCGTGGGGATTTGCAACCCCTGCAGATCCATCGGGCTAGTGAGCGTGAATTCCACTTGCGTTTTCGTTTCGCTGCTTTTGCTATCGATGTAATACGTTTTCAACTTTTCCTGAGTGGGGTCGGCAGTAGCGTTACCCTCAGGAAAGTTTTTAGCATCAAGAAACTTCGCCAGTGTGTCATGAATCGACACTTTGGCCTGCAGCATGTCGTCATAGGCTAGGCATAAAGCGGTGATCGATCCGTCCAGGTTTGCGACCGTCAGTTTCGGTTGCGCAGAGCTACCGGTTGTCGACGTTTCAATGCCTTCAATTTGACAAGGCCACGCCGAATACTCGACGCCCTGCCACCAGATGGATTTGGCCGGAAGTTTTAACTCATCCCCACCAGCAGCGGTTATTTCCGCTTCTGTATGGGGAATATTGTGATTATGAAACCTCAAAACCTCGCCAACGCCAAACGCGGTACCGTCCACCTCAAACAACCGGACGGTGTTACCCGGTTCCAGTTTCTGATAATCGTTATTTAAACTCATGGTGCAAATGCCTGTTCAAAGGTCACGGAAAGATTGTATTTTTTATTGCCAAGCGGTGTGGGCTTATAGCCTGCACAACGGTATAAGCCCAACGGTTCAAGCGGCGGCGTCCACTGAAATGCTTTCACCCCGCCATGCCTGTCCAGAAAGGCTTTTATCGCAGTGATATAGGTTTCGTTCCCCGTAAACTCCAGAGTCCACTTTTGCGAGCGCGGATTGAGCCCATCGCCGGAAACCTGCGCATAACCATCCCCAAACTGTGCTTTGCGTGTTCGGAAACTGACTTCCTGCTCCGGGTTGATGCGCGGGCACCAGGTAAATGTTTCGATAGCCATTAACGACCTCCTTTAGCCAGATTCCATACGGCACCGCCTGGGGAAATATCACGCGCCATCAGTTCGCGATAACGGCGCTCAACATAGCTACCAATCTCCTTGCCAAATTGTTCTGTCATACCGCCATCAGTCTGCACGCTGGTATTACCATTGCCCTCGATGGTGATATAAACCTGCGGCGAACCGCTGGCTGTCTGAACGTTATTTACACCTGAATTGACAGCACGTACCCCCAGTGAACCATCAGCAGCACGAGTCAGCGGCATAATGGCTTCTGGTCCTGCTTCTCCGAAAATTCCCGCGCCTTTGGCAAATGCGAATGTTTTCGGGGTACTGTAAACACCATTGCTGTATGCGCTAAGGGACGGTGAATCGTATACGCCGCCGATGGCGTTAAACTTAAAGTTAGAGGCATATTCCTGCAAAGCAGTGCCGGAACTAACATGCTCTGCGCCGCCTGAACCTCCTGTAAAATAGCCAGCAATACCCCCTGCAATTGTGCCCAGTAATCCACCAGAAGAAGACGATGATGAACCGCCCAGAGCATTCACAACTGCCATCTGCAGCGCGACTTTTTCAAGGATTTGCAGAACCGAAATCCCCCAGGATTTCCACGAGACCTTATTGCCCTCCAGCATGGATGTAACGTTGCTGAATGCACTATCCAGCGATGATTTCACACCATCCGAAACAGTCCCGGAAATGTTCGACATTTCCTCCAGCCAGTTTGCATACCCCTTTGAGGCACCGTTGCGCCAGTCAGCTTCTGACGCTGCGATAGCCTTGTACTTGTTATCAAGCTCAGTCAGCGCGGCACTTCGCGCGGAGATGGCGGCAGCGCCCTTATCGGTTTTTTCGAATTGTCGCTCAACCTGCTGGGTTTCGTCGAAACGTTGCCGCTGCCTGTCGCTCAGTCCGGCGGTATCCGTCGCCGCCGTTGCCTCATCCTTAAATTTCCGCGCCGCTTCGGTGAGTTGTTTCAACGCCTCGGCCTGATCGCGTTGTTTTTTTACGTTCTCTTCTGCTCGCTGTGTCCAGCGGGCTAACTCTGCTGAGGACTCACGGATCGCTTTGCGCTGTTCATCCGTCCATTTCGTACCTGCCTGATTCGCGGCAGCGTAGAGATCTGCCGCTTTCTCGCCATCAGTCGCGCGGACTTTCTGCACCTCGATAGCCACGGAAAGATCAGCCATTTTCCGGCTGTACTGTTCAGCCTGAGACGCCGCAGCACGGTCGGCTTTTTCCGCTTCACGCGTGGCATCTGCTTTCGCTTTCTGTGCCGCCGCCACGCTTTGCGCGTTGTTATAGTCTTTTTCTGCCGCAGCCCGATATTGAGAAGCAAAAGTCGAGTTATTCGGGCCGGTTTTCCCCATATCCTGCAGATCAAAATCAACCTGCCGATTGACCTTCGCAATGCCCGTCAACCCGGCCAGTTCAGCCTGACGCTGTTTATTCAGAAGGGCTTTCGCATCCTTATCGGATACAGGCGCCTGTGGTAATGCCAGAGGCACCTGTACAAGACCGTTACGGGCAGACAACAGGGTATTACCGAGACTCAGCAGGCGGTTAAATTCAGAATGCTCCCCGTTCATCCTTATGAGGGACTGATACGCCTCGTTCTGGCGCCAGGCCTGCTCGCGGATCAGATCATTGCGCCGGACATCAATCTCATTGAGCGCCTGCTGAATGGTGCGTGACCGTTCGCGCATCTGGTTCAGCTTGTTTTCTTCAACCGTTAGCTGGTCAGTCAGAATGCCGAGCGACTTAACGATATTTGCATCATTTTCGCTGGTAATGCCTGGTTTGTTCCGCGCTGAATTCAGATCATCGATCTGCGTTTTCAGTGCGGTCACTTTCCCGGCCTGCTCATCTATCAGGCGGTTTTGCTCCACCAGCGCATCAACTGTTTTCCCCCTGTTACTGTCGGCATCCCCCAGGGACATCTTTGATGTTTTATCCCTGATCTGATCAATCTGCTGAGCGTAATCTTGGGCAGACTGGCGGGCCTGCTCTTGGTACTGGTACGCAGCGTACCAGCCCCCGGCAACCAGCGTCAGCATACCCGGGATACCGCCAACTAGCGACACTAGTCCCGTAAGCCCGCTGCGCATAAGGCCTACTGCTGACGTGGCACGGTTTAACGACTCCTGAGAGGCTGTGACAGCACGGTTTGAAAGAACAAGCTCAGCATTCGCGGCGATCATTTCGCTGCGTTTTTTGATGACGTTATCAGCCGCCAGTACTGAGGCATTTGAGCCTTTGGCTACATTCGCTTCGGCGACGGCAAGGTTATAGGCAGACGTTGCGGCACCGGCGTTCGCCAGTGCTTTGCGTTGTGCCTGTGTTGCGGCGTAAGCCTGCGCATCAGCTAAGGCAATCTGTTCTTTTCTGGCATCCAGCACCTTACCTGCGGATGAAGTCACGCCGGACAGAATACCACCAAGCAGGCGAGAACCACCGGCAGCGGCCAGAACTGCCGCCCCGCTAGCCACTGTATCGAGGTTTGACGCCAGACTATCGAGAGCACCCGCCAGCGCCGTGGATGCGCCCAGTGCATCATTCGCGCTACCAACCCAGGCCATAAAGCTGTTCTGGACTTTCTGTGCTGAGCCACTGATGGAGGCTGGCAACGTTGCGAACTCTTTGCGCAGTAATTCGACATTGGTCAGGAGGGGAACGATTTTATCTGTGGTAAGTTCACCGTTCTGCGCCATGTTGCGCAAGCCGCCCACTGTGGTTTTCATGCCATCGGCCAGTAACTTCGCCAGGCGACCACCGTTTTCCATGATGGCGTTAAATTCTTCGCCACGCAGTACGCCGGAACCAATAGCCTGTGAAAGCTGTGTAATAACGGAGCTGGCTTCCTCGGTACTGGCACCAGACAATTTCAGCGAAGTTGCGACCGTTTCAGTTACTTTCGCCACATCGGTGGAGGCATAACCGGCATCGCGCAATGAAGATGCTATACGGGCATACAGCGTTGCGTTGGTCTCAAATGATGTGCCGGTGCGCTGGCTGATTGCCATTAACGAGCGTTGCGCTGCTGCAAAATCCTCCGCACCAGTTGAAGCCAGGCGCAGACGCCCGCTTAACTGGTTCCAGGTATCGGCATACTGGATAAGCTGATGCGTGGCAAACGCACCTGCAAACGCGCCAGCCAGGCCCGTGGCGGTAGATTTAACGCTGACCAGCTCGGCATTCAGCGCAGCAATAGAGCGTTGTGTTTCACGGGTGACGGCTGCCGCCTGCTTACCGCCCTGCTCCATTGTTTTGTAATAGTCCTGCCCCATCCGTGAGGCGCGGGCAATTTCCCGCTGGAACGAGCCGGAGTCAGCGGAGACTTTAATGATCAGTTCGCGCAGCGTAGCCATATTTCACCCATAAAAAAGCCCGCGCGCGGCGGGCATCAGAGATCAGACATCCATTTTTCAAGCTCAGTCGCTTCTTCCGCGCCTTCCTCCTCGCCGCCCCACTTAAGGACAAGGTCGGGCAGATTTACCTTACCGCCCTGGGCATTGAATGCAGCCGCCGATATCTGCGCCGCCTGGACATCACCACGCCAGTCACCAATGGGGCTCATCCGGTCATAGGCAATCCACATTTTCAGCTCACTGGCCGTCAGGGTGCTGCGAAGTTCGTGAAGTGTGCGCCCCAGCCGGAGCGCCAGAGACATAAGAAAGAAAGTCAGCGGTTCTTTTACTTTTTTTCGGCCTGGTCCTGATCAACGCCAAGAGCAAGTGCGGCACTCAGCAGGCGCTTGTGTACCGGTCCATAAATTTCGCGAACAATCTGTGAATCGTCGTCAGAAAAAACGCGGTTACCATCTTCATCCAGCAGAACATCAATAAAGAGGATCACATCCGCATCTTTGTTACGCATAAATTCCTGCGCTGAGGTTAATTTAACGGGTTCTTCTCCTTCCGGTAGTTCAGGAGGCGTCAGGAATTCGCGGAATTTAACCCATGCATCGCCGGAAGGTTCACGCACGGTGACTTTTGTTTTCCATTCGGGAACCGTAATGGTTCGGGTACGAAATGCCAGCGACGGGGCAAGAGCCATGTCGCGTAATGAAGGTTTCGGGTTTGCCATTAAACGTGTCTCTGTGAATTAAATGGAGGGGAAAAAGCGCCCGCAGGCGCTTAAGAACCGGATGCCACTGCCGTGATGCGTTTCGGCTTGCCTTTCACGCGGAGTGAATAGGTTGCGCCAACGACCTGGGATGTCGCTGCAGACCAGCTACTTTGACGGACCTCCACCAGCACATAAAAACCGTTACCGGAGGGGAAAACGACTTTCAGCGCTCGTAGCTCGTCATTTTCATATGCCGTCTGCAGCGCCAGTTGCGCGGCTTCATCACCCACCCAGTTACGGGAAATGGACATTTCTGCCGGAGCCGCGAGGCCGTTGGTCTGCTCCTGCTCGGTGGAGCAAAGCGTGGTGACATCGATGTCACTTTTCTGGCCGCCTGTGTAGCTGATTTCCTTCGTGGCGCACTCAGCCTCAAGGAACGTCACGCCTGCCGTCGGGAAACCTGCAGCCTTAAAATCGTCTTCTGTGACAGGGGCGTTCGAGATACCGATCTGCGTGCCCTTTGTTTTTTCATACTTACTGGTCATGTTTGCTCCAGATGTAAAAAAACCCGCCAGAGCGGGTTATTGGATTGATGATGCGTGACGGTTCAGACAATCACAGATGCCTCAAGCGAGGCGCGGTGAAGACGTGTCTCCGGTTCATACAGTGGAAACTTATTGATGTTTTCCAGCCCAAGTACAGACAGGCTGGCAAGTGCCTGATCACGAATTTCACGGGCCTCATCCAGATCGAGCGAATACACATCCACCTGAACCGAAACAGTGGATTCAGCCTGCCCGCAGAGCACATCGGCCATTGCGTCAGTCGGCAGCGAGAAGACAATCCAGGGGGGACTGACGGCAGGCTCACCCTGCGCATTCAGCGGTACCACGTACGGATAAACCTGACCGTCTGCAAGTGCACCGATCAGCGCATAAATCGTCGCCTCAGTCATTTTGACAGCACCTCATCTATCGCCTTATTCATCCTGGCGATCACGGCGCGTGTCGCTTCTTCCTGCCGCGCATCAAACGCAGGCCGCACAAAGGGGTGCGCAGGCATGTTCGACGTGCCTAACTCAACGAAACGCCAGTAAAATGCGTTGCGCCGGTTGCTGGCTTTCATGGTGTTGTCGCTGTTTCCCGTTTCGGGGTTAACACCACGGATATGGACACCGGACGAGATCGCATTTCTGCTGCCCCGCTTCGTGACCACGACAACGTTGCGTTTCAGTTTCCCGGTACGCTCCGGTGCGCGTTTGATAACCTCTTCTTTCAACACTTCTGCCCCGGCCCGCGTCCCGTCACGCAAAACCTTTTTGTTCTCTGCCTTGCTGAGCATTTCCATATCGCGGGATATATCCAGCAGGCCGGAAAAATCCAGTTTGTGGTCAATCACGACACCACCCCCTGTTTGCACAGAATTTCGAGCCGCGTTGCTTTCGCATCCGGTATTGGTGGACCCACGATTTCGAGCGTTTTTCCTTTGAATGGACCAGTTATAACTTTCAGCCGTGACGCTGCTGAAACATCCTGGCGGTAACGCATCCAGACACGGATTGTTATTTCTGCTTTTTCTGCCGCAGAGACGACCAGCTCCCGGCCAGAAACGCCGTTCACTTCTGCCCACACTTCCTTATCATTCTGCCAGTCTTCCTTAATCTGGCCTGACGGCGATCTTGTCGTGACTTTATTCTGGATGATGACGCGGTGACGGTTTCGACCTGCCTGCATACCGTGCCCCTTAAAGTGGAATATAACGATAAGGCTCAAGCAGCGAAGCGAAGCCCCAGGGAATACTCATCTTCGCCACTTCGGTGGCCTCTTCACGGCTCTCATTCCAGTGGCCCACCAGCAGCATCAGCGCGAGGCAAATGTCCTCGCTGATAACCAGACCGTCAGGATCGGTGTCAGGTACTGACACGTCATACAGCTTACGGTTGATAAAGTTTTCCGCACGCTTTCGTGCCGCCGCCGCCATCAGCGTTAAAAGAGCGTCGCCTGATGTGTCATCGTCATCAATACGGCACTGCATCCGCAGTTGTTCGAGTGAAGGAACCATGATTTTCCTTAGCCCGCAGCGAACTGCGGGCATAAAAAAACCGCCGAAGCGGTGGAGGCGTTTCCGGGGTTCGATTACGCGGCTTTACCCGCCAGCGCTTTAATCGCTGCGGTATCTTCCAGCACACAGTCAAAGCGATGGAAGGCCAGGAATGCGGTCTGGTCATACTCAGCGTAACGCTCCAC